CGATCAACATTAAAAAGATCAAAGCAACAAAATTTGAAGCTCCTGATGCAGGTGGATCGGAAGCGGCATCAGCTGTGACTGGAACCAAGTTTGCAAATGGTGGTATTTTAAATGGTCCAAGACATTCTCAAGGTGGAATCAGAACTAAGTATGGAGAATTAGAAGGCGGTGAGTTTGTTATAAATAGACGTGCCACACAATCATTTTTACCTATCTTAAGTGCAATTAATTCTACCGGTGTAAGGAAATATGAGAATGGTGGAATGACAGCTTCTATTGATCAATTACAATCGATGCTTATGAATCAACCAGCACAAATTGTTAAAACTTATGTGGTAGCTTCTGAAATGAGTAGCCAACAAGAAGCAGATAAACGCCTTAGAGATTTGGCAAAAATCTAAAAATCATATTCATAATATATTAAATCGTTATGGTTAAAAAAGAAGAAAAAAGAGTGGTAGAATTAGAACTTATAGATGATATGGAAGATTCTGGAGTTTCTGCTATTGCTCTTGTTGACGAACCTGCAATTGAAAAATTTTGGGTGTACATGAAGAAACACGCGTTTGTAAAACCATCTTCGGGTGAAAGTGAAGCTGAATACATTCCACGTTGTATGAGTGTGTTGGTAGGTGACGAAGGTTACGACCAAGATCAAGCAGCAGCAATCTGCTATTCCACTTGGAGAGAAGAACACGCCGCTGTAGATATGAAATTTGAAAGCTATACTGACTATCCCGAATCTGCAGTTAATGCTGCTAAGCGTGCACTAGAATGGGCAGAGGAGAATGGTTGGGGTGATTGCGGTACACCAATTGGTAAAGCTAGAGCAAACCAATTAGCTAACAAAGAACCTATTTCAGAAGAAACAATTGCCCGTATGGCAAGTTTTGCCAGGCATTTACAAAACAAAGACGTACCATATTCTGAAGGATGTGGAGGTCTTATGGTAGATGCCTGGGGTGGGCAAGCAGGAATCGAATGGGCACAAAACAAATTAGAAAGCATTCGGGAGAAAATGAGTTATGACACTAGTGCTTTACCACCTTATGTGGACCAAACCCAAAAGAAGAAACGCAAGTTTAATGAATATGGTTGTCCATCAGCCACAGTAGATATTGCTCTTAACTTGAAAAATCGTCAAGAAGCAATCGATGTTGCACACTACGGTCCATTGAATCCTAATGATCCTAATGAAGAATATTGGCAAGCAAAAGCAGATATGTTTAACACTTCTGTTGACGAATCTAAAAGTGCACTTTGCGGAAATTGTGCATTTTTCGTTAAGACTAAATCCATGCTGGCGTGTATTGCTGCAGGAATTGGCGAAGACGCCCCCGCAGATCCTTACGACTCTATTGCAGCTGGTGAATTAGGTTATTGCGAAGCATTTGATTTTAAATGCGCAGCAAGTAGAACATGTGACGCTTGGGTAACTGGCGGACCAATCACAGAGGAATTTTTAGAAGATAACCCGTGTTGGGAAGGCTACGAAGCTTATGGTCTAAAAGATGATGGCACACCAAACTGTGTACCAGTTAAAGCACAAGCATTTGCTGAAAGACCAATTGCTAGAATTCCGGAAGAGGAAAGAGGTCGTGAAGGTTCTGCTAAGAACGAACCAGGAGATACTAAAACCTCTAGAGGTGGTATTGAAGTTTCTGAAGAAGTAGAATCTAGCTTGAAAGAAAAAATACAAGAACATAACGAGAAGAATCCACAAGATAGCCAAAAAGCTGATTTAGGTATGCTTAAAGCAGTATGGCGCAGGGGCGCCGGTGCATACTCTGTAGGCACCCCAGGTCGCAAAGGTATGACTAGATCGCAATGGGCAATGGGAAGAGTAAATGCCTTCCTTAAAATTCTAAGTGGATCTGCTCCATCAGATAAAGACTATACACAAGACAACGACTTGTTACCGAAAAGTCATCCTAAGCACTCAGAATCAATGAGCAAACTTGCTTTTGCATTAGAGAAAGACAAACAAGTTATTGTTGGACCAGTTGCTATTCCAGACATAGAAATCTATAGAAGGGACGAAGCTACCGGTGAACCTTACTATGTTAAATTTTCTGAATCTACCATTCAGAGAATGCAAGAAAAATTCATGAAAGAATTAAGGAACCGGGATACAAATATCGAACATAATGAAAATCAAAATGCAAATTCTTACGTTTTTGAAAGTTGGATTGTCGAAGATCCTGAAACTGATAAAGCCAACACAGTTTACAATCTCGGACTCCCCAAAGGAAGCTGGGCAGTCAAAATGCGAGTTACAGACCCAGAAGTCTGGCAAAGTGTCAAAGAAGGAAAGTACAAAGGATTCAGTCTCGAAGGAAGCTTCGTTGACAAAGAAGACTTCGAAGACCTCCAAAAAGAAAAGTCAATGATCGAAGAGATCATGAACATACTTAAAAATTAATGAGGTTAGGAAATGTCAGTATGTTTTACTGTCATATACAACCACATAATTCAATAATAAAAGTCACTAACATGAATTACAAAAACAAACTTAATCAGATCCGCGTAGTTCTAGGATTGCAGATAAAGCTTGCTTCTGAGAAATTGGTTGACGGCACCCAAGTTGAAGCAGAAGAATTTGCACCAGGTATGGACCTAATGGTCGTAGCCGAAGATGGTAGCAAATCTCCAGCTCCAGCAGGTGAGCACGTTACAGAATCAGGACTTAAAGTTAAAGTCGATGATGCTGGAAAAATCGTTTCTGTGGAAAAAGAAGAATCTGAATCGGAAGGACCTAAAGTCGAGATCGAAGTGGAAAAAGCTGCTCAACCAGTTAAAATGGCAGAAGAAGATAAAGGACCAATTGATGGTTCTGAACCTGAAGCTCCAAAGAAAGAAGACGCAGTTGAAGAAAAAATTGCTGAAGTCATGAAGAAAGTAATGGCTGCAATGGAACCCATGATTGCTGAAATGGCAGACATGAAGGCTAAAATTGCAAAAATGGAAGAGCAATATAGCAAATTTGCGAAAGCACCTGCTACTGGTAAAATTTCCACTTTAAACACTCAAGCTGAAAAAGCGGAGTCTGTTGATATTGTCGACAGATTTAAAGAGTTAAGAAAAACTCTATAATAAAAAACGAATAAAATTATAAACTATGTCATTTAACGTCGCAGGTTTACAACCATACACGGATCAACTTTCAACAGACTTGATCATCCGTGCAATACTTAAACCACAATCAGTTCAAAACTTGACTATCAAACCAAACCTAACTGCAGGTACTACGGCTCTTAATATTTTAGGTGCTGGAGTTTCAGTTCAAGATTATGAGTGTGGCTTCGCAGGGGCCACCGGTAATACTACCATTTTTACTCAGCAAAATTTAGTCGTTGCTACAAAGCAATTAAAAGAAATCATGTGCGTAGAACCACTACGTGAATACTGGATCTCTTCTGTAATGAGCGCTTCTGCTTATGCAAACGAAACTCCAGTGTTCGAACAGCAAATCGCTGATCTTAAAGTAAGAGAAATTAATAAGTACGTGGAAAGCACATTGTGGGCTGGAGACGGTTCATCACTTGACGGATTGGTATTTCAAACTTCAGTAGCTGAAGGTGCTATCGATGGTACTTCTTTTGCTGCTGACTTCGCTTCAGCAACTGCAGCTTACGATGGTTTCTGGGGAATGGTAGATGCTTTAGCTGCTGCAAATCCTGCAGTACTACAAGAAGATGATTTAGTAATGTATGTTTCATACGCAACATATTCTAAACTAGTTCAGTCTCTACAAGCTAAAGGTAACTCAATTCTACTTCAGTATCCAAACATCAGCAATGTGTCTGGATCTCCTGAGAATTCCTTTGTTTTTCCGGGCACGAATATTAAAATTTTCGCTGCACCTGGAATCGTAGATTCTGGTTCTCCAGTATCTCCAACTGTAATTCTTGGTCCTAAGAAGTACGCGTTCTTCGGAACCGGTCTTAATAACGATCAAGATAAGTTCAGATTCTACTACGATCCAAGCGAAGATAACATTAAGTTCTTAGCTGCTTGGAGAATGGGTACTGCAGCAATTGCAAACCAGTTCATTTCAACTGTAGCTTAATTTAATC